AGCAGAGACGGCTAATTTAATTGCCGATAACCACATGTTAGTACCAAGTTGCTTTTTTACTTTTAGATTTTAACATTCTTTTAGTTCCTCTAACTTCAACTTCATCTCCAACACCTATTTTGTTGAATACTCTGTCTTGGTTTGTAAGGATAGTAGATCTTGGATCTGTTTCAGTTCTAATTTCTGGAGTTGTAATCTCTACACCACCAGTTGCATTAGATGAAGCAACAGTTCCTTTTCTACCATAAGAAAGTTTGTTTTTTAAATCTGACATAATTTTCTCCTTAAACTGTTATAATTATTTTTTTTTAAAATTTCTACCAAAATCGTGAATTTTACTTCGGTTAGCCATTTCTTGTTTAGCGATAGACGTTGCAGCACGTAATTCTGCAAGTTCTTCGTTTTGTGCAAGTTTTTCATCCTTGTTTTGTTGGTTCATCATAGCTTTCATCTTATCAAGATTGATCTTTTCTTGAGCTTGTTGTGCAGATACAAAGTCATCTTTTGCTCGGATGTCCAATTCTCTCGCTTTTAACTTAGCAATAGGGTCATTTCCATATTCACCCATTAATTCCTGTTCTTCTTTAGCAAAATCTTCAAACATTTCTGCAATTAAAACTGCTTTTCTAGATTCTATTTGCATATTTAGAGCCATCATCTGTTGTTGAACCTGTGGATCTTGTGCCATTGCAGGATTTGCTTGCATTTGTTGTTGCATTTGCTGCATCATTACAATTTGATCTTTAAATTCTACTTCAACTTGCTCTAATGCCATCAAACTTATGTGTTCAAAAATATTTTTTTGCATAGAAGCAGTAACCATCGGGTTTCCTCTAGCCATCGAAGATGACATAAAGTTTAAATGGGCTGTTATGTGAGCTCTATGATCTTGTCCTTTAAAAGCTTGGAATGGTTGACCACCTAAAGCTTGAATAGCTTCAATACTAGGATCCATTGGCATAGGTTTTGGAACTGGTTTTAAAACCATATCAATATTTTTTACACCTAATGCTTCATACATTGCACGATACGCATTATATAAATTATGCATTTGTGGATTCGATTGTGCTAACTGTAATTCAGCTTGAGCAATTGAAATTCTTTGTGTCTGTGAGAAGATGTTTGGGTCTGCTACAGGTAAGATATCTATTCTATCATCAAAGTCTTGTTGTTTAATAGTTCTTTGACCACCTACCACATCATAAGGATACTCTTGTGGTAAATATGTTTTAAATACTCGAGCAAGCATTTTGAATTCATTCTTAAGACTCACATAAATTCTTTTGTGAATCGCAGACATTGTTCTACTTCCTCTTTCCAACAGCGCTACGGTCGTACCCACTGCCGCTTGTTGGTTCCCATCGCCTACTTGCAAGTCTGCTATTGAAGCGAACCTTTGACCTGCATCTACTACGACCCCCATTAGTTGTAACAAAGTTTGTGAAGGCTCTTTAAATGGTAATGCCATAAAAGCATCTTTAATATTTCCACCTGGAGCATCCACGTCTCTAAATTCACCTGGAGTAATAGATTGCGCATCATCTCTTATTCTAATTCCACGCATCTTAAATCCTGCTGGTAAATTTGAAAGCGTTCCAGCATCTAATAAAGATCTTAGTGCTGCTGTTGCTGTTCTTGACAGTCCACCAATCATATGTATTAAACCAAAACCATAAAATCCTAGTCCTGGTAAAAATTTAAAATGAACAAAATAAGAAATTTTCTTTTTTAAAGGATCATTAATTTCATAGTTTCTTCTAATAGATAATACTTCACGTGAAGCTTCTTCGAGTGTTACTATGTAAGGTAATTTAATTCCAGTTGGTTGACCATCTTGTCCTCGGTCCTCGAACCCTTCTAAATCTAAATCGACATGAAATTCTAAAATATTATAAATATCTTCATTGTGTGTTTTTTGTATACCTTCAAGCTCTCTTTCTTTTCTCTCTAAATCTGATTCTGTATCTGCAGGAGATCCAAGATCCACGTCTCTGTAGAAACCTGCAACCTGTTGTTTTCTTAAATCATTCTCTTTGGTTTTGATCACATGGATCACGGCCGTTGCATCTTCTAAAGAAGTTGCAGAATAAGGTACAACTAAATCTTCCGCAGGTACAAATTTAGAAACTGCCCTGCCTAAAAGATCGTCGTAATAAACTTTCTTAAAGGCAGATCCAGCAAGAGGGAGGTAGAATAATAATTGATCAAACTCAGGTTCGTATTCTTTCATTTGATCCATTAATTGATAGTTCATAAAATCTTTAACTCTTTTAGATTGCATTTCTTTTTCAGCAGAAGGTGCACCCATAATCTGAGTTCTAATAGGTCCATCTGCTGGAAGTAATTCTTTGTAAGCTAACGCTTGAAACTGTGTGACTGCTTCAGCTAGAACGGGGTGAGTTGCACCTGCAGCTCCATTGAAAGGTTCTGTTCTATCTTCGTATTTAAATCCTAAAAGATCTAATCCAGTTATGTAACTGTGTTCCCATTCTTTACGAGACTCTTTGTAGTCCATGTAGTTTTGATTTAATTCTGAACCTAGAGGACCTAATATTTCCTCTGGTAATAACTCGGCTAAATTGTCAAAGTGGTTTTCACTTTGTGCTTGGTTAAATGCTCCAGGTTCAAAATCAATCTCTACACCGCCATCTTCAGTGGGAGTAATTTCTGCGTCACCAGCCTCTGGTATTGATTCGTTAATTTCTTCTTGGACCTCAACTTGTTCCTCGGGCCCTGCTATTTCAACCTTTTTTCTTATTTCGGTTAATGCTTTGTCTATGTCTGCCATTTATATTCTCCAATTTATCTTGTATAGTTTGTTTTGTTTGATTAATCAAGGGCTCAGGTCCTCGGACCGGGGGTATTTGATCCCATTTTACGTAGGGCATATTCTTAGTAAGAGTTGGATTTTTTTTCATTACCAATAAAATTTCTTTTTTTGTTTGGGCTTTTCTTCTTCTTTGTAATCTTCAGGGTGATCTATAAATCCGCCTTGTCTGTATCTTAACAGAGCTTGAGTCGTGGAGTCAACTAAATCATCATGATCTCCATAAGGGAACGCTGCACATTCTTCAACAACTTCTTGAGCAAACTCTTGATCTAGAGGAGCCCAAATTTGTCCAGCTTCAAAAAGTGGGGAGACTGCATTTACTCTTGCAATTTTATCTTGACCTTTACTAGGTGTAAAATTCATTGCAGGAATTCCCATGGCTCTTAACTCATACATCAAAGGAAGTCCGGATGCCTTTGCTTCAATAATAACTGTTTCAGGATTCCAATATCTATATTGCTCAAGGGCTACACGACGAAGTTCTGGAAACTCTAAACGTTCTTTAAAAGCATCTAATAATATTAATTGACGAGGTGAGTCTTCATTAGGACGAAAAACTCCCCAGGTAGTAATTGCACTGTAATCAGCAGTTTCTTTTTTAAGGTACGCTGTATCATAACTTTGAATGGTATGTTCAATAACCGGCATATCTTTGTGTTCCCAATTTTTCCACCACTCCCTTTTAATGAGAGCTCCTTCTTCTGAAGTTGGATTCTGCATGTATTGCGCGTTCCACTTTGCAAGACCCGCTGATGCTTTAACAGAATTTAAATCTTCAATTTTCCAATACTCAGGCCAAACAGGTTCACCACTAGGTAAGATGGCAGGGAACTCTACGACTTCCCATTGATCGGCGTTTTCGTTGCTTTGTGCATTAATTAATTTTTGTGTTAGATCTTTTGTTGACCATCGTGTCATAACTAAAACAATACGACCTCCTGGTTGAAGCCTTTGCCGTGGTCCACTGGTATACCACTCCCATGCATTATCAAATGCAGAAGGTGAATTTACATCTTGCTCTGAATGTGGATCATCGATGATGAGTAGATCAGCACCTCTACCGGTTACCGCACCTTGGACACCGACTGCAAAGTATTCGCCGCCATCAGATGTATTCCAACGTCCTGCAGCTTTACTATCTTCTTGGAGTCTTGTTTTAAAAATTTGTTGATACTCTTCTGAGTCAATTAAATGTTTTGCTTTACGACCAAAGTTTACTGCAAGCTCCGCTGTGTGAGTTGCTTGAATAATTTTTAATTTTGGATTTTGCCCGATCATCCAAGCAGGGAGAAAGAACGACGCAAATTCAGATTTAGTATGCCTAGGCGGCATGTTTATAATTAGACGGGTCAATTCTCCAGTTGCTAATCTATTGAATTTGTCTGCTATGGTTTGATGATGGGACCCCTCTATAAAATCTGGCCACATCCTTTTTACAAAGGATAAAAAATTAGTCTTAACTTGTTTAAGTTCTTTTCTTTGATGTCGCTCTATAATCTGTATTTTGAGCTTTCTTCGCTCAATAGGATCTTCTATTTTATTAATATCTTCAACAGTTAGCATACATTTAAATATGGGTGGTAAAGTATTATACATGATTAACAATGCAAATCAAACTATATAGGGTAGGTCTGGGACCCCTATAATTTTAAGGGTGAATCATATAAACACAAACAGTTTGAATTCCGATATAGTTCCTTTAGGGTCCCCTTTAAGGGTGGGTCCCGCCCACATGCTCTTCTCTATGAGCTATGCAGTTTGTGCATAGGATAATGTAGGATAGGCCATGCAAATACTGCATGGCCTATTTCTTAACGAAGCTAGTTGTTTATTTGTTTCATAATCCTTTCTTCTAAACTTTTTAAATGTCTAACCATAAACTTATGTCTAGTAGTTAGGTTAGCCATTCCTCTATTAGTAATTACTATTTTTAAACCAATATGATTTTTAAATAGCTGCCTAAGATCCGTGTTACTTGGGTTACCAATAAAACCATTTGAACCATGAACCGCGTCTAGATATTTAGTTCTAAACATTATCTCATCAATGTTTTTTTCGGTAATTTCATTTACTCCAATTGCCATCATTAACCACCCAAGAGTATCTGCTTGTTGTCTAGCAATTGGTTTCAAACCATCTTCTTTAAGTTTGAAATTTTCTTCCTTGTAAGTATCCATCGTGTCGTAGTGTACTTCTAACATTGTATTCCTTTCGTTAAGTTAATAAGTGTGACGGGTATTTCTACCCGTCACTTTTTTAATTATGCTTTTTTATATATTACAGTGTTACCTGCAATAAAATCTCCTGGGATACACATACGATTAGTTCTCTCCATCCATCTGAACCAAGAGTTAGTAGCACGAACATTTTTTTTAATAAACTCTGGTGCTTTCATTTTAGACTCTTCATCCATCCACATATCAAAAGTTCTATTTGATATGTCTTTATCATATCCCGATTGTCTCTCAATCGTTGAACATCCAATCAACTTGTATAACTCTTCAAGCGTTGGTTTTTTTGGAGCAGTCCAAACTTCTTCCGTTCCGTCTGTCTGCCATCTTATTACTTTATACATTGTATTCCTTTCGTTTATAAAAGAGTATCGCATAATATCCTACATTCTGTCAACCCATTAAATTTATTATTTTTCTTTTTTTAGGGTGGGCCCCGCCCACATGCTCTTCTCTATAATTTTCTAGTGTGGCGTGTAGAGATACACGCCACAGTTTTTTATTTACTTATCAAATTTAAACTCCATTTGTTTTTGTTTAGACATTTTAGTTATACGATCATAGGCTTGTTGTAATCGTATCTGTCTATTTTGTTCTTCAACAAATTTATCTGTTTCTCTCATCAGATAAATACCAACTCCAACAATACCTGTGATTGCTATAAAAAATACTATCTCAATCATATTATTTACTCGGTAAAGCTAACAGCGAATTAGGTAAATCTAATTGTATGTTAGCTGTTGCCATTTCTTTTTGCAACTCAACCAATGTTGGTTGAATGTGGCTACCTGTATAAAGTATATTCAAACACTTTTTCTTTTTATTTTCTAGTGCATGATATAATTTATGTTGCGCTCTAGCGTGGACTTCCGCCTCTTCATAACAAGCTTTTTTAATTTTCTTTGTTATGTATTCAACAGGATCAGCGTCATCTTTGACTTGAATATCAATTTTATTCATATCCCACTTATTACGCTTTTTGGTATTATTAAAAATCTCGGATATCTGATCCGCGATTTTTTGAGCCTGATAGCGTAAATCATTTTCCATAGAATATTTTTTCTGTTGGAAATCTCTCAACGCTTTTTCTTTTTTTGCCATGTCTTTAATTAGACTAGGCAAGTTCTTATGTATTACACTCGCAAACTTATCCCCAACTTCCTCAACTTTATCTTGAGCCTGTTGTGATATTTCACGCTCTACTCTATTTGACGCAATACTAAACTCATCTCTGACAAAGTCTTTGTAATGGTCAACGTGGTCTTTTCTTAATGGTTGCATAACGTATTCCTTTCGTTTGTTAGTTATAAATATTCTTATAGGTTATTATAGGATTGTTGTCAACACATGTGTTGATGAAAAATTTATTTTTTTTATATGGGTGGGACCCGCCCACATGCTCTTCTCTGGGTGCGACAATATTGTCCTTTAATAAATAGGATATTCTGTTATAACTTAATTTCAGCTTCATTTGTGAGTTTATCGCTGAACATAACTATAAACTCTCGGGTAAAGACCCCACGTCACACCGCCTTCCTTGAGGCCGTCTTCGTTGGGGTGCTGATCCCTGGTCCTGTTTATAGGCAAGATATCGATAGCCGAATAAACTGTTGCCTTTCGGATAGGCAGGACCTGGGATCGGAGTACCGATTGAGCAACGCGCTCGGACGTGGAGTGTGTAAGTCATTGCAGAGATAAAACGCCTAGAGGGACTGTGACCTAGGAACTTACACACCAAGTCTTTTTTTAAAAAATCTCCCCCCCCCGGGTGGGTCCCGCCCACAAGCACTTACCACAGCTGCAAGCTCAGGGTGGGTCCCGCCCACAAGCTCTCCTCTGCGGCGGAATATTATATAGGAATTTATAGGATATGTCAAGAAGTTTATTTATTTTTATTTTGGCCGTGACCCTTGCATTTTATGCAATAATATCCTATATAAGATTAACTAATGAAAGGGATACAAAATGCGAAAAATGACAACTCAAGAATTATCAACTTTAATGGTTGATAAAATTACTTTTATTACAACAGATAAAAATGGCAAAGAGACAACCTGGACAACTTCACCCGATGTTGATCACTCTTCACTTTGCGACGGCTGGGACATTGGAGACTTTGAATATGAATACTAAAAAAGCATGGGATCTAGTCGGCGGCCTTAGCAAGCCCGGCAAGATGCCTGGATGGTCAATTGGAATTCCTGCTGCCGAGTGTAACACCGGCAGCAAGTTAAGATTAATACCTGATTCAGTTTGCAGTACCTGCTATGCCTTAAAAGGCTGCTATGTTTTTAAAGTTGTTCAAGATGCTCAGTATAGAAGGCTGAAGGCCTTAAAGAAAAAGCTTTGGGTCTTCGCAATGGTGACCTTGATCAATTCTAAAAAGTCGAATGTTTTCCGTTGGCATGACTCAGGCGATGTACAAGATTTAAATCATTTAAATAAAATTTATGAAGTGTGCAAGCTCACACCTACAAAAAAGCATTGGATGCCAACCAAAGAGGCCTGGATCAAACCATACCTGAAGGACAAGCCCGCAAATTTGGTTGTAAGATTATCTTCAAGTATGATTAATCAACCTGGTATTAAAAGCTGGCCGAACACTTCAACTGTAGTTACAAAAAAACCCAGCTGCCCGGCTCCAAAGCAGGGCGGCAAATGTTTAGATTGTAGAAAATGCTGGAACCCAAAAATTAAAAATATTAGTTATGGCAAACACTAAAAAAACTTACGATTATACAAAACGCAAAGACGGTTTTATGGGTAGAGAAAATAGACGTTATTGGTGTATTGATTTAAAAACGGGCAAGCGAAAAAGAATTACTGAAAAAGAATATCATGGCAAACACTAAAAAAAATTTGCTGGCCGATCCTTTAGAACCTTGCTCGGAGCCTGGATCTATAAAGACAAGTGATGTGTGGATTGACACAAGGTACTTGGCGGCAGCAAACAAGAGGGCTGGTAGTATTCCACCAGCCCTCAAGCAACAAGCGAGGAAAATATGAGATGGGAAATAATGCTCGGCAACAAGGGTGAAATAAATGAATGCCTAGATTGTGGCCACAAGTCTAAAAATTGGGCTGAACGGGTCGCAAGCAAAGGCGATGAAAATGATGAGATGGAACCTGACGGAACCAACAAAGTATTTTGTCCAAAATGTAAATACTACCATTACTACTGTGCGTAGTAATGGTGGGAATAAAAAATATGACTATTAAAAAAGAAATAATAAAAAAGATAAATAAACAAATTACATTTGCCTGGATCGCAGCTAATAACGGCACTGATTTTTTTGAAAAAAGTAATTTATGTGCCCAACTTTTTTACGATCAGAATAAAAAAGAAATTTGGCAAATAATAAATGATCAGGGCGGCTTGATAGATTTCTTAAAAAACGATAGCGACCAACAGTATATTGAGGACCATGACTCTTTAAAAAGTGTTTTGAGTTGGTTAGCCGTTGAACACATCGCTCAAAAAAATACATAAATAAAAAATAAGGGTGGGTCCCGCCCACAAGCACGCACCATAGTCCGCAAGCCGAGGCCACAGGCCACAGGTCACAGGCCCATGTTTCACGTGAAACATTTTTTTCTTTTTTTTCCTTGGGTGGGTCCCGCCCACATGCTCTTCTCTGAGCCGCGACACTTTGGTCATTGACCTTGGACATAGGATATTGTAGGACGTTAAATTTTTTGTAGAAATTTAAAGCTTGACATCATGCCCGTGGCCACAGGTTCGGCAGAACCGGTTACAAGATCACGGATCTTGGACCCCTCATAAAGTTTTATGTCTCTCTGACAGAGGCCCTTGGCCATGATAAAACTGTTGTGCGGATGTTTGATATGGAAGCCAATTTGATGCGGAGAGAAGCGAATTTTTTTAACCAAATTTAACTTTAATTCTATAGTGAAAAAGTGACCAGAAGTATTATAAACCAATAGATCAGGAGTCCCATGTGCAGCACTATTTTCCACGCGTGTAAATGATAATTCGCAATTATTTTTAATGTTGAACGCTTTAATTTCATGCCAAAATTTAGTCTCTCCCTTAATCATTTTTCAAGTTAAGTCCGGAGCATTAAAGTTAACTAAATTTTCTTAATTACTTCACCCATATTCCATTTAGATGAATACAAAGTCATCACCAATCTATGTGTTTCTCGGACTCCAAGTATTTTGTTTTCCATTAATTTAATGTCCTTGATGTCGTAATATTTCCCGTCGGGTAAACACACCTGTACTCTTGCCTCTTGTGCTACTGGCGATTTCATAAACTTGTCTAGGGCCTGTCTTAATAGCTTTCCTGATACCATCACTTGAATGTATACCAAAAATAATTTATATTGCAAGTATGGGAGTTCCTAAAAGACTTACAGAGAAACAAATTAAATTTGCAAATCTAATTGTAACAGAAGAAGGTCGAAAGACTGATTCTGAATGTGCTATTGCTGCGGGCTATAAACCAGACGGTGCTTACGTCTGTGCAAGTAGACTTCAGAACCCATCAATGTATCCTTT